AAAATTAGACGCTAAACTCAGAGAAGACGAATATGATTCTGATTCCAATATATCTAAAGCGTCCATAGCAGGTAGAAAGATTATTGCAGAGGCAGTTCACACGGCTTTACAGGACGCTTTGTCCACAGGCGGCGTAAGAGCTACATTGAAAAAACAAATGCCCGATGTGGTGCACCCTGAGTGGATACCTAACGTAAAATTAAAAGAATTACTCAGAGAGCAGCACCTTCTTTACAGGGCTAGAGATGTAGTCGATGAGAAAAGAAAAATTGAAGACCCTACTGCTGTAGGAAGACAGGTTCAAAATTTAGAAAGAGCTGGCTTTAACCCTCCAAAAACAGCTATGGGACAGGGAATAGCAGCAGGGGTAGCTTACAAAGCGGCTACTTCTCCCGCTGCTCCTTATGTGGTATCGGCGAGTGCTGCTATAGGTGCTATGTACGGTGTAGGAAAACTCGCGTTGTCTTCAGGAACTAAAAAAGTTCTAGGACAAATTTTACAAACTACAGATAAAGCACTACGGTCAGCTAAGATCACGCCTGAGATGGCAGCGCAGTTAAGAGCAGACAGATTAGTAATTATTGGTTTACTTAATCAGCCGACAGAAAAAGTAAAACCAGAAGAACAGCCAGAAGAACAAGAAGAACAAGGGGGCATTTAAGCCCCCAGTTCCCTCAAGCTACATTAGCAAACTTAACCTTCTGCATGTCACCCCGTAGCCCAGCCTTCATATAAGCCGTTGCACGGCCTTCAAAGAAGTTCTGGTGTTCTACTCCCAGTACCTCGTCTAACCAGCCCAGAGGGTTGTCTTTGACGTTGTAGTTGGGCTTTAGACCTAACTGTAGCAACCTACGGTCTGCAATGTACCTGATGTACTTCTGCATCTCCTTCTTGGTCAGTCCTTCTATGTCACCCTGCTCAAACACTAGGTCTAGGAATCTATCCTCTAGTTCCACCATAGTCCTACAGGCTTCATAAATCTCCTTCTTAAAGTCATCAGTCCAGATGTCAATGTTCTCCTGAATAAACTCCCTGAACAGCTTAGTCATTGCTTCAACGTGCAGTGACTCATCCCGTATACTGTACGTGATAATCTGCCCCATACCTTTCATCTTACCGAACCGTGGGAAGTTAAGCAGGATGATGAAGCTGGAGAACAACTGTAGACCCTCAGTGAATCCAGAGTAGATAGCCAGTGCCTTAGCAATGGACTGTTTATCGCCCTTAGCGACCCGTACAGCGTCTATGTACTCATGCTTGTCTGCCATAGCTTCGTACTCTGCAAACGCCTTATACTCCACCTCTGGCATTCCTACGGTGTCCAATAGAAGACTATAGGCGTGCTGGTGTATGCTTTCCATGTTGGCAAAGCTGGACATCATCATACGTGCTTCAGGCTTCTTAAATATCCTCATGTACCTGTCTACGTACCCAGAGCCTACGTCTACGTCGGACTGTGTAAACAAGCGGAATATCTGAGTCAGCAGGTTCTTCTCCTGTTCCGTCATGTTCTGCCAGTCTTTAACGTCATTGTGCAGCGGTACGTCTTCAGGGAACCAGTGCATCTGATTCTGCTGTGAGTAGTAGTCAAACATCCAAGGATGGTCAAATGGTTTGTAGTAATCTCTAGTGTCTAATAGGCTCATCCGTAGTGTTCTCCAAAGTTCAGTTCTAGTGTCTCTAGTTTGTCTTCAGCTTCCGACAGCTTTGTTATCAATATGTCCATAGTGTCAACCATGTGTGGATGTTCAGCGACAGCTACAGGGTTCTCAAAGAAGTTCAGTGCGTCAGCTTCAGCTTCAATTATCTGTGCTTTATATCTGGCCCGTAGTGCGCTGTACAGTCTGTTGCTGTTGCTCATGTTCTTGTTCCTCGTAGTATTTAATCCAATCTTCATAGGAAGTTAGTAAGTTTTCTTCCCATATATAATACAAGCAGTCATATATGGGATGTTTGACATTATCCTCTATCATACGTAAGCCCTAAAGTCCCTTCTTTTTTTACAGTCACATATCAAATGTGCGCCAAACTGTCTACAAACTTTTATCTCATAAGATTTACACTTGACATTCTCAGGCTTGTAGTAGTCCCACTTGCTGCGCTGTGTTCCGTCAGTAGCACACCCCGCAAGCAACAATAAAGTAAATAAAAGTCTAATCAAAGTCTGTATCCTTCAGTATAGGTTTGTTAATAGCTAACAACATTTTTTCTAAATCTTCTTTAATTTCAGTAATACTTTCGCCAAAAGGGAATACTGGTTTTTCATTATAAGTGCTAGGCTTACCTTTACGATAGTAAACTTCATGCATAGTTAAATTATTTTTATCTTCCGTTACATTCCTTTTAATGAGTCTATAATTCCATATTGCGTCAACTTCTTCATCCTTCACAGCTTAAGCACTCCCCTTCTTCTAAGTTAATTCTTGGTATCTTTACGTTGACATTCTCTGCATTACGTGCCGCTGTGGTGCGGTAGTAGTACATAGACTTCAACTTGTTTGCACCAACCCAGTGTACATTGTTGACGTACTCTAGGTACTCGTCATGTGTCTCCTGTGACGCATTGGACGGTGGCGGCTCAAAGAATGTATTGACTGACTGAGACTGACACACATAGGGCTGACGCTGGTAGGCGTGTTCTATGACCCATATTTGATTGATCTCAGGTGCGGTCTTGAATACTTCTCTTTCTTCTTCAGATAGCGCCGTAAGCCCTGCAACAGAGCCTTCAGCAGCAGAAATATCCTTCCATGTTTTCTCATTGTTTATACCTTTGTCCTCCAATAGCTTCTCTAGGTACTTGTTCTTTACACGGTAGCTGCCACTCAGAGTCTTGTGCGTAAAAATGTTAGCCCTCGTAGGCTCAATCGAAGGGCTAGTTCCACCACATATAATACTGCTGCTGGCGTTAGGAGCAATAGCAAGGAGATGTGAGTTACGGCGACCACTGCCAGCCATATCAGGAGCTTCCCCACGATCTCTACCCAGAACTTTACTAGCTTCCGTCGCCCGTTCTTTGATGAGCTTGAAGGCTCTATGATTAAATGATGCAGCGTAAACTCCCGCGAAAGGGAGTCCATTACGTTGAAGATAACTATGAAAGCCCATTGCACCAAGGCCAACCGCCCGTTCTCTATATGCACTATAAGCGGCTCTTGCAAAGCCTTTTTTATCCAAGTCAACATGATACTTAAACTCCTGCAAGCTATTACATTGTTCCCTTATACCCACTGTCTGTATAGCATTATCTATAAAGTGTTCCAGTGTGTTGTCCAGCATAGTGATTAAATCCGATATGAAGTTCTCCTCATCTTTCCACTCATCAAAGTATTCTAAGTTAACGCTTGACAAGCAGCATACTGCTGTACGTTCCTCGCTAGTGGGCAAGGTAATCTCAGAGCATAGATTACTCTGTCGTACAGACAGCCCTAAGTCCTTCTGCTCCTGTGGTAGATACTCGTTACAACGGTCTGTGTTGACAATGTACGGCTCACCTGTCTCTGCTCTGGTGTGTACTAGCTGCCACCATAAGTCCCGCGCTGGGACTGTTTTGACTGCTTGCTTTGACTTAGGGTCAATCAAACGCCAAGGTAAGTCATGCTCTACTGAATAAAGAAACTCATCAGAGATATTAACGCCGTTATGTAGATTAAGACACTTGCGGTTAAGATCCCCACCAGTAGTTTTTCGCATAGCAATAAATTCTTCAATCTCTGGATGGCTAATGTCCATATACGCTGCATAAGCACCTCTCCTTGTTACTCCTTGGTTGAAAGCCAGCATCTGACTATCGACTACGTGCATAAAAGGGATACTTCCAGTTGATTGAGACCCGTTAGAAGTAGCCACACCGTTACTGCGAACAGCGCCCCAGTACCCACCCAGACCGCCCCCGCTGGAAGTGAGCCAAATGTTTTCATCATAGTGAGTTGATAAACCACCTCTGGAATCAGGCACAAAATTAAGAAAGCAGCTAATAGGTAAGCCACGCGTCGTTCCTCCATTGCTTAGTATTGGTGTGCTGAACATGAACCAGCTTTTACTGGCATAGTCGTACAGGCGCTGTGCTAGGTCAAAGTCAGTGACACCATGATAGGTAGCACTGTACACGGAAGCGCGTGCAAAAGCTTCCTGTGCGTATGTCTCGTCCCCCCAGAAGTACCTGTCCTTCAGTGTGTTCAGAGAGAAGTCATTTAGGTCTTTCTCTCTCTCGTAGTCTATAGTAATCCCAAGGTAATCTTGAGTGCCTGTCTTATACTGCATCTTGATTGTCCAACAAAAACTTCATCAATCGTTCCTCGTACCAACGTGCTTTGCGTAGGTCTTCAAAGGGTTTGCTCTTGTATCTGAATCTCCACATATACTTGAGTGCATTGCCCCTAAGATAACCTATGTACTCATCCTTAGATAGCATAGCTTCTATAGCTTCTATGCACTCTACACTACCATTGTTGTAGTGTGGTGGGTTGTCCACCATGTCTGGGGCAGACTCAATACTGTGTACGTCATGCACAAACTTATCCCCATACAAGGGATGCTCATTAGGCGCGTTGTCTTCTTCCTCGTCCCAATGCACTTGGTAGCCGTACTTCTTGTTGATTCTAGTCCATGCGTCTGGGCTTTCATCATCAATACTCGTTTTCTTCGTCTGTGTCTGGTCTTGTGTCATCTTGTAATTCTTCCTCAAATTGTTCTAGGCGGTTAATTAGCTTGTCTTCAAACCTGTCAAGTATTTCTTCACTGGACAGTTCTAAAAATTCAATAAGATCATCAGGGTCATACCTATCCAATATCTTCTCCCTAATTTCATCCATTGTCAAGTTGTATTTATTGTGAGTCAACATATTTCATCAACTTATCAAATTCAGTTAGTGTGTAGTGCTTAAATCCTTCCTTGTCGCACCATTGTCCCATAGTCATCTTAGCGCCCTTACGCAGCTTCTTGTTAGGGTCTGACAATACAAAGATCAGTTCTGTGTCTATGCAGTCCCTGATTGCCTTGTACTTCATTGTGTCCCCTGTCCTAAAGAATCCCTTTAGTTCCAAGAGTATCCCTGTGCGTGTATGTACGAAGTCTGGTTTGTACTTCCTGTGCATAACGTAAGGGACATCAAAGGGTTCATACTTGAACTTACGCTTTGGCGCTATAGCTGCAAATGATGCTTCAAGACCTGACCTGTAGATGCTACCTTTACGTGATCTCTTGGACTTTAGGCTCATTGGCTACCTCCGTCAAGAACCGTGGGCCTGTAGAGTACAGGAATGTGCGTAAGTCTGGATAGCAAGCGTGTTTGAAGTGACAGTAGGAACAACCTATTGGTAGCTTCATGTTACCTGACTTTCCATCAGGAACAGGGTCGTTGCAAAACTCAGGCGGCTCTGGCTGCTGTACAACCTCCTTTACATGCTTGATACGTTCTACTATATCTTCCTTCAAGACTTCATACACAGGCGCTTGTGTGTCCTCTAGGTCATACTTTAGGAAGGCAAGGTGTCCGTTTTGCTTGTCCATTGCAAGCCAGCCTACCTGTGTGTCTCCCTCTGACTTAGCGTATCCTTTGATCTGGTCTATATAACCAAAAGGATCATCAAAAGCCAACGTAGCGTCTTTGAACTTCTTAAAACCGAAACTACTCGTTGACTTGACATCGGTAAGCACCCCATCAATCTTACAGTCCATACTGCCTACAATGCCTTCCACTTCAGCTTGGGCTTGCTCATGGCTAACAGTGTGCCCTGATAGTCTGACCAGTAGCAGCAGCATCTCCTCAATCAAGTGACCATACAGAAACTTGACTAAGTTATGGGGCTGCATTGGCTCCTTTGGCCCTACGTTGTTGTAGTGGTTCCAAAGATACCTGTCATCCCTGCCAATGTTGGACATACGCAGCTTACGTGCATCAAAGCCACCACGGTTGGTAAACTCCTTACGCATTAAGTCCTTGACTGCTTCACCAAAGTTTTCAATCTCTGCTTCAGCGTCTACACCCTTTTCAGGGCGTTTGGTCTTGACTAGACTGTAAATGTCATCAACAAGTGTGTGGATTGTTTTGTTACTCATTGTCACTGTCCTTGTTAAACAACGCTTCTAGCCTTTCCGCTGCCATGTCACTGAAGGCTACAAACCACTCACCACGGCGCTCATAGTGCTGCTCCAGCAAAGCATGGGCTTGCTTCTCAGCTTCTCTCCTGTCCTCAACATCCCATGCCGCAACAAGAACGTAGTCTCTGTACGGTGAGGATGTTTGGTACTGCTTCAGCCTGTCCTCTGCATCAACAGCCATGCCTACCTTACACCAGCTAGGGAAAGCAGGGTTTCGTATCACGTACACTTGGCCTTGCTTAGAGTCTTCATAGTTCTCTAGGGAACTAAAGGCTGCATCAGTAAACCCTTTGTAGCGCCCCGGCTTGTATAGCGGGTGATTAAAAGAAATGTACTTCCCGTTAACCCACATTCGACTCTCATTGCTTTTTTGTTTGCAAGTATTGCACCAATATTTTTTTTGCTTTACTTGACTGCTTTGCCAATTAAAACCTTCTTTTAAAATAACGTCACAGTGAGTGCAGTTTTTAGTGTGTTTCTGACCAGTTTCTTCCAACTTTGTATTCTCCTGTGAGTGGACAGTTAAGGTCAAAGGCAAGTCCTGCTGCTTCAAGGCAACTGACTGCCAAGGCTCCAAACTTGTCCGCTTGCTCTGGCTGAACTTCTGATTGGACTTCATCATGTATGTTACCTATAAAGCTATAGTTAAGTTTCCATAGTCTAGCATATTCATCTAGTATTGTCAAGGCTTTCTTCATAACAATGGCACCAGCACCTTGTAACAAAGTGTTAAGAGCAGCGTGTGCGCTACGGACATGAAGCAGCCTACCGTCTAGTCCTTCAAGGATTCCTTTCTCTGCATCTCTTTGCACTCTTTCAGTAAGATCCCTAAGTGTTGGGAGACCATCAAGGAATCTTGCTCTAAGCGCAGAGCCAGTACGAGCATTTCCCCCGACAATCGTTCCAAGTTTTGCATCTCCTGCTCCGTACAGGAAGGCATATATGAAAGTTTTAGCCTGATCTCTCGATTCAAGTCCTGCAAGTTTTTGATTGGCTGTGTGAATATCTCCGTGGAGAATTTCATTAGTGTACTCCTTGTCATTCATGTAGTGTGCAAGCATACGTAGCTCTAGCCCACTGGCATCAAAGCCCACTAGAACCTTGTTATTAGGCACAGTCCAGCACTGTCTGCACGCTTCCCCATAGGGCGCACGACTAGCCGGGACTTGAGCCACATTAGGTTTAGAGTGTGTCATCCTGCCAGTTACAGCACCATTGCTGTTGACGTAGCCATGCACTCTGCCAGTGTCCTCATTGGCTGCTTCAATCCAAGAGTCTACCTGTGCAACGCGCTTTTGCACCATAAGGTATTCAGCAATCAGTTGCGCCTGTGGTATGCCCTTGACTGTGGACAGTATGGATTCATCCACTACAGGCTGACCTGTGGGGGTCTTTACCTTTGGCTCCCATCCAAAGTCTTGTAGATACTCACCTATCTGTCTGCGTGAACCTAGATTGAATGGCTTAAGATGCTTACGCATGAATGGCGACCTGTCACCTGTCTCCTGTATCTTTGCGTACTCATCATCAGTAAGGCCAACTTTGGACAGGCTACCGTCCTTCTTGGTCTTTGGTGTTACTTCCTTAACGTCAACCCACTTAGGCTTAAAGACTTGCTGTACTTCATCCTCCAAGGCTATCTGTCGTTCCTTGAGCGTAGCCAATAGATCCATAGCGTGCCGTGTATCCAACAGCCAGCCGTTGCGTATCTGCTGCTGTACGATGCACTGCACTTGATGCTCTAGTTCAATGGACTCCTTACTAAACTTTAGTAGCTCAATCCTGAGTTTGTTGTACGCTTTCTCCGTGACTTCAACATCACGTATGCAGTATTCCTCCATCTCTTTTGAGTAACACGACCAATCGCTATGGTCACCTTTGGGATACCCTAGAATCTCACCCCAATTAGCTAATCTATGCCCACCTTCACGCGCAGGGTTAGCTAGTCGGGAAAGCACCAAAGTATCCTGTATCCTCTCAGAAGCCACAGAAAGCCCCCACAGCCGTTTTAGTACAGGGAGGTCAAACCCTATCAGGTTATGCCCAATCACGCTGAAATCGCCTTGTAGGGCGTCTGAGAGCGTATCTGCACTATAGTGTACCTGAGACTGCCCATCTTGGCGTGTTACAGCCATCCAAATGGTAGTGGGGTCAAGTCCGTCTGTCTCAATGTCAAGAAAAAGTGGGCTAGAGGTCATTATCATGCTCCTTTGGCTTGCTTGTTTCAGACATTCTACCAGAGAAATTATCGTACTTCAGCCAGCATGACGCACCAGTAAGCCCTGCATAGCGGTTCTTCAGTACACGTACAGTGGTAGTGTTCCTAATCTCTGGGTCTTCATGCTGCTGGTTACGCTCCAATCCAATCACCATGTCCGACAGTTGCGCTATCGCCTGTGAGCCACGTAGCTCACCAAGGCTAATCTTACCTCCGTCCTCATGGGGCTTGCCCTGTGTCCTGCGTAGGTGAGACACCAAGAACAGTCCAACACCTGTCTCCTGTACTAACGCACGTAGCTTGGTCATAATACCGTCAATGGCTTTACGTTCGTCACCATTGTCCTGTGCGGACACTACAATGGATAGGTGGTCGAGGACAATCCACTTGCAGTCCAGAGCCTTAGCCATGTAGCGTACTCTAGCGAGCAAGTTATCCTCACTGGTACTACCCCAGTGGTCAAAGAGATAGTAGCGTCCAGTGCCAAGAGTTTCCTCCCAGTATGGGAATGCTAGTTCCTCGTCCAAGTCTTCCTCTAGGTGCAATGGGCAGTCGGCGGCTACCGACATGATGCCCAGAGCAGTCCGCGCTACGTCTTCCTCCAGCGCAAGTATGCCAATGTTGTCTTCTGTGGCGTTGAGCAGGTAATACTCTAGCTCTCTGACAATCTGTGACTTACCCATGCCTGAGCCACTGGTGATGGTCACTAGCTCGTATGGCCTGAATCCTTTGGTTGTATCGTTAAGACCCTGCCACGGATACGGTATGGACTTGACCTTCATCTTGCCTGTAATGGCTTCCCAAGTCTCATTACCCGACACAATACCGTCTGGTTGGTACGGTTTAGCGTCCCACCATGCAGACACAAACTCTCTGACTCTGTTGTTTTGCAACATCTCGCTAGGGTCTTTCAGTGGCAGCTTGCATATCTTTAGCTTGCCGGGG